GTGTTGGCAACTGCAACTTCTGCGTGTGAGGTCAATTTTTGATATATACATGCCTCAACTAATTTTTCTAAGAATCCATGTTCTGTATGTAACCTAATAAATGTAAAAATGATACGTAAAAATAAATATGAATATAAAATAATATGTAGAAAATTGGTAATGGATTAAAAATCACTACTCCAATCGGCCCATCAACCAATCGGAGGCGACACACGTTTGTGGGTGGCGAGCCCAAGTGTAAAAACACTTCGAACCTAAGATGTGCAAGCCTAGCTACAAAATGGGTGTGAGTTCCCCAACATGTAACTGGTAACCAGTACACAAATACACTTCTTTAGCATAAATGCAGGAGTGTTCCGCACTTACGATGAGTTTAACGCCTTCCGAGGGCGAGACTTGAGTTACGCGAACTCAGAGTCGGTTTCGGTTTCCAAATACTTTGCCCTGTAACTGGCTAGGTATTGTTCATATGTTACACCGAGGTTGTTGATGTTCTCCGTCAAGTTATGCTCTTTTGCAATATCACTGACAATCAATTGCCACTTATCATACTCGGCTTTTCCGTGATTAAACATTTCACGTATAGAACCATCGAGATTTACAGAAGCAGCGACATCAGGAGGGAGAGTGTCACTCGCAGAACAATGCAAGGACTTGACCATCGATCCGAAATCCAAAGCACCCATATAGGCACCTAAATCAGGATTATAGATAGGCTTCCTTTTCAAGAAGTCAATTTCTGTGATCGGAATGAGATCGGGTGCAGATTCACTTTTGTTGGCAGGTGTGTACCCAATTCCCACGTCTTTGAAAACTCGTGCGAGGGAGTTGAAGTGTACGTATTTCGCTACGTGCTCACTTGGAGCAAATAAACTATCGTCACCATAAAATGTTGCTCGACACTCACTAGTGAAAGTTCCAGGGAACCCGTATTCTTTCTGCAATCTATTAAAGACGCATCTATGATACAACGAATTCACAATACCATTGATGTACACAGTCATGTTTTGTCCAGATGGATTAGACCCAGTCATTTGGATCATATCTCCATTGTACGCAATCACAGGATTAGCAACTTCATTAGCTATCATATCCATCATGAGTATGTCATCGTCAGTATAGTGTAGAGCATTCTGCGCAAAATCACGCATGACCTTAAAGGCGGCAAGTATCGCATCTGCTGACATGCCAAGGTCATATTTTGAGAAATCACCAGCAACGTACCCAGTCTTATCACCATTTTCCTTAATGTAGGAAATCAGTTCATGGAAATCGGGTCCAGAAGCATTAATACCAACTGCCTGTTCACTAACCAAAGGAAAGTGTGACATAATAGAAGCAACTGGCAAATAATACATTCGAATTAGGATCTGGAGGGTAATTGGGGCGCATGTAAACACACGAACCTTTTTGTTCTCTTCACCATCTTCTTTGAATTGCTTGGTTATTTCATCTTTGAGAGAAGTTTTGAACACTTGATAAGCGCGCCGAGTACTACGTAAAACATCTCGAACTTTTTCAACTTCTTCCCAAACCCATGGTTCAAAATCAACAATGTCTTCACCTTCCAAAACGCAGAATTTCTTCTTTGCGCCTGTATAGGGGAAACCAATAGCAGTAGAAAATTTCATACGATCGATAAATCGATAACCATCTATTCCGAATAAAACTTGTTGTCGGGTAAGTGGTTTCTTCACAAAATAATCTCTGACATCACGACTACTTGACATAAATGCACCATGAAGGGACGAAACATATTCACTTGCTGCTTCTCGCAATTCACCAATCCCAAAACCTATGGGTTGGTTAGATCGTTTCTCAAGATCTAAGTGATAAGGTCTCCACCACGGTTTCGCTCGTGGCGCGCCAAAGTTGTTTGGTATTCCAGTATATTTTTCAACTGTTTTCGTTATCAAACTTGGGCGTACAGAGGAGTAGAAGGATGCTTTTCCTTTACATTGTCCTATGTATGAGTAGTGATGATCACCTTCACTCCATAAAAGAGGGGATGATTCATGTGGTTGTGTACCTTTCTGCACAGCTTCACTATCTCCCACTATTGCAGTGGGGAAATTGCCTTGGTCACTAATATCAGGCAAATGTTTAACGTATGCACGGAATGCAGCTAGATCTGCTTGGCAAATGCTAGCCCCCGCTCCGCTCACTTCGTTTCCAGCTAAGTGAATACCACCAAAAATGGGTTTTGATTGATCGCGAATGATTAACGCAGCCCCACAAAGACCATGATATGATTGTTCTTTCATCATGTATCTCCAACCAGGAAATTCACCTTCCGTGGCTTTGATGCTACTATACCAGTTTGCCGCCAAATCTTGTTCGGCAACTACGGTAGAATCTTTCTTCAAACTCACCAACTTCATAGGTGAGGAGAATAATCGTGCAAATGATGTATTGGTATCTTCCGAACGAATATGACGCGTCAAATCGCGTCCCTGGATCTTTGCACTATAAATCAGCGCAACATCCTTATTAGGACACAAATATGTATTTCCAGCGTCGAGTGGAATATCAACATACCACTTGTCTCGGAACATTCTCATTTTACACCATCCATCAACCAAATTATGTTTTGGAATTGCTGCAACACCATTACACAAAACAGTGCATAAACTCGTAGCTTTTTCAGTAGATCCCTCCACAGTGTGGAAAAAGAGATTCTTTGAAGCTTGAGTGGCAAGTTGTTCAATTGTAGCAGTTCCTTTCTCGTATGATTGAGTAACAGTCGAACCGGCCCATTCATTAGGCAAATTATTTCGAGCTGTAATATCATCGATGGAAATTGGACGCAATAAACTCGCAGAGTCATTTTTAGTTGCGAATTCGCGTAACTTACAAATCACTTTGATTGCCACTATAACAGCGGCAACACCAGCAACTCCGGCAGCTAACTTTCGTCCATATTGTTCACGCGTTTCTTTTGCAAGGGGTGTGAGGGAATCCACGCGTTTGCTAAGTTCATCCTCTAACTCCTTTCTTGCAATTGAGACTAAATTGGTATATGTTGACAACGCAACAAACAATGTATAAAGAGATCCCCAACTGAAGATCACATACATGTAATAATGCCCATAAAGTCTTACGCAAACGGTACTCAAAAATGCAACAGTAACTGGGAAGAACACGCGCCACCTCAATTTCAAGAGGCAACGTGATTTTAATTCCCGTCCAAACATGAGATCAATAAATTTCTTGTGATACCACAAATCGCTATCAAGCTTAAAGGGGATCCAGGTAATTAATTCAAACATGGCATCTTTGTACAATTGATTGTAATTTTGCACTAGATATTTGGTTGCATATTCGGTAATTGTGTATTCGATATCAAATAATTGTCGTTGAAAATCTGCAACGAGTTGAAAGCTGTATTTCCAAATGTAGGTAGCTAACAAACTGGCAGAGTATTCAAATACACCGTGACTAACTAACTTTTCTTCCTCGACAAACTGTTTGAGGTCGTCAATGAAAGCTTGTTTGTTTTGGCGAACGGCAGTACAATAAGCAACGCTTTTCTTGCACCCGCATGTGCAGGCAGAATAATCAGCATCCATTCGTACATTCATTTCAACAATACTTTTTTGTGATCGATAGAATTTTGAAGCAAATCCACACACGGCATCAAGTGCCTCCATGATATCAAGATTTTGACACAGTTTTGTGCCTGCATCTTCAAAATCATACTCAAGTGTTTTCCAACCAATGTGTTGCAATGGTTTTACGGCTCTCTTGCCATATCCGGAAATTTCTTGGGGGTCGGGTTCAGCTTCACGAACATATGGTTTTTGCAATGTAATGTTCCACATATTCGGCAGAGTTGGATACGTGAGGGTAAAATTTCCATCCTCATCTGTTTTTCCAAAATGGGCCTGCACTTTAACATCATCAACTTCATTCGCATACACTGGGGTCTGACCAGGCGTTTGTAATTCTCGCGCAAATTCCGGCTTAACAGCAGCACGGATATACACGTCACCACGACGGTAACGCGAGTAAGGACATACAGAAAGTTCAGACAACATCGTTTGATTATTAGTGTTAATGAGCATAAGTTTGGGTTGCACAGGTACCCTTCCTTTTTCCTCAACTCCAGCTTTGGGAGCATAGCAGACTTGATTATTTTTTATCATAATCTGCTTAGTTCCTTCATCTTCCGTCATGAAATCGGTAACTGTGTTTCCGAAATCATCAAGTATAACAACTTCAGTATAACCTTTGTAAGAGGTCCAAAATTTGTCGTTCCCTTGAATGACTGATTGATAGCGAGCACTAGTATTGAAACCTTGTCTGGCTCCTATTTCTCGTGCGAAAATCTGGGTGAGGGTTGTTTTACCAATATTTGAATCACCAATAAGTACTGGGGAATATGGTGCTTCCCGAGTTCCACATGCGATTCTGGCATCGATAACACGATCAATCCAACGTGCGACAGTTTCCTTCTTGCGTTGCAAGATGGTGTATGGTAAACCTTTTGTGGTTTCCATGGCGCGACGTATTTTCTCCATTAAATCTGTAAGCTTTGACTCTAATTCTTTTTCAGAAAGGTTGTAAATGAGCTGTAGATTTCCTGTAACAACATGATCGAGCATAGGACCATAACAAGAGAAGTCATGGTCAATTTCAGCAGCAAGCTTGTTGTCGAACAAAAATGGTTTGAGTGAGTTGGATTGGAAGGCATAAGCACCACTTTCAACGAGATACGTCATCATTTGGATGATGGCATCTAATGCATCAATGGCACTCATACTCTTTTGTCGTGTGTCCATAGCGAATAACTCGATATTTCCCATGGAAAAATCGTATTCTCGCCCTTCAAGTAAACCCATAGCAACAATAGCACACATAAAACGGTGCATCTTGCCAAATGCGGGAGAATTCTTGAATAGATCCCAATTGCTCTGATAAGTTTGGATATTCGTAATCAAATCGCCTTTAATACTGTGGCTCTTCAATTTTTCGTAATCCTCTACTGGTACTTCTTCAGTTCCATTGATCGTCATGAGCATGTTCCATAAATCAGCGATCATTCCTTGATTTGAGGAAAATTCACTGTTGACAAATTGCATAATAGAGGAAATGGCTGATACCGAATTGTCCGTGTGGACTACAGTTACAACACATAGCATAGCACTGGTGAGAAAACGTTTAGCTTTAGGATGAGAACATTGCGATAAGATAATATCCTTCGCGAATTCCCACTTAGTAAACTTCTTAGTAATCTCAGCATGTGACTCAAATCTCTTTTCTGCACGTTCCACCGCAAAGCGGATTCGTCGTTGTTGAATGGGATCTTTCGTTTTTAACATTCGTTTGAGGTTCTTTATAGTTTCCTTTTCCTGAGCTTTGAGTTGTCGTTGGTACTTGCTTCGGGCAAATTCTTTTTCGGACTCACTTTCAAGATCGGGCCATCCGATCCACGTTAACACGTAAACAATGATGGCAACGTTCTTTATCCAAGGATGCCACTGCGTCTTATCCATAGAATACAACAACATGAAAAATCCACAAAACATGTGGACAATCGAGTCGAGATTCTTGAAATATTCGTAGTAGGACAGGATCTGGAACTGTAAAGGGATGGTAACGACATTCACTTTTCGCAATAAAATTGGTAATAGGTTCATGAAGCAGATGGCGCAAAATTTAAAAGGTGCGTTTTCTGGATCGTTCCATCGTTTTGTGATGGTCTGCCGGGATTTGGCAACCACCAAGCCTAAAAGGCATGCTCCCATTTGAGGGAGGGTTTTTGAGCATAGCTCACGGGCATAGCCCGACACACTTTGCCAAATTTCTCTCTTGTTTCCCGTTAGTAATTGAAAATTCATGATTGAAATAAGTGTGGGTTTTGATGATAGGGTTTTATCAAAGGCAGTTGAAAGATTAAGGTATCAAACCTAGTCTATTCATCGGTCAAGTTGTAGCGTTAATGATTAAAGAAAAGGCAATTGGCGGCCCCCATGTCGTGGTTCGACACAGTAAATTACATAATACATACTTCTATATTCCTACAAGATCCCGGTACGTCGGGTTAAGTGGTTAGATGATTTTTACTAATACATAATATATCCCAAAATTGGGGTGACGGTTTCACAGCAAGGTTCAAGCCTTGTAAACTGGAGGGACTATCTATACGATGATTCTATTTTATCAATTTAGCACAAATCTAGATGAAACTATAATTTAATAACTCGCAAAATCTAATGCGATCAAAAGGAAACAAATGGTTCACGGAATATCATCCGGCATAAAGCCTTCATCCGTAAAATCTAAAATATCAAATGTTACCATAAACAAAGTGCAATTGCAGCACATACCAATTTAATGGTATCCATAAAACACAGATTCGTGGTCTGTGAGTTGAACGTACGTATAATCTAGGATCCGTTCTCCAAATGCAAAATGCAAATGGTATCCACGAGCAAATTTCGCCGCTTATAAAAAGTCGGTACTGTGAAATATATGCAAGGCAGTTTAAGACATGCTGTCTTGGGTACGCAAACCCGTACGACGCAACGCTATGCGAAGCTAGTTAAGGTCAAAGTGACCCGTTACAAAGGTAACGCTATATCGATTTTAATTGCTATAGATATTATTAACAATCGCACTAAACGGAAATGATGGAGCATATACAGCTCTCTGTCAAATCTCAAAGTGCTAGCCGCGACGGCTGGTGGCATGAATAGCTATCATGTCTTGTTAAAAGTCATTGAATAAGTCAGTTAGACTGTCGAATCAAGAGTGCTCTCGTGGAGCACAATTGACTGTCGAATCTTAAGAAACTTAGTACAATGCAGC